AACGAAATCCGAAGCGTCGGATTCTTGATAACCCTGTGCTTTTAAAATTCCGACAATACCGTTTTTAACTGAGTCGAACGTCATACCCTGATATTCCTTCTCACCGGCTCCAATACCGTCGTGTTGGCCGGTAATAGCAAGCACCGGCAATTTTCCTTGCACACCGTAAACCCAGCCCTGGGCAGACCTTCAATCTCCCAATCATCCATTGTTTTTTCCTGCCCGTGCCGCTCGATACAATCGGGGCACGTATTGACCAACACAGCCACCCATCGGTATTTAAGTTTACCAACTTCGTCCTCGGAAAACTGCGCTGTATCTCTGGCCCGGTGAATGATTCCGTTCGATGTCGCGCGGATAGCGTTTCTGAATTCTCCGAATATCCGCCCGCCCTCTTCTAAATCCTGCAATAATGCTTCTTTGATTGATTCCTTACTGGCCCCCTGCATGAGCGCGAAATCAATGAATTCTCCGACGGTCAAGGCGGTCTTTTTGGCTTTCGTCGACAATAGAATGTTCATCGCCGAGACTTCAGAGTTCATCATTGATTTAAAATTTTTTTCGTCGGCCATTATCTTTTATTTATCTCCTCTTTGATTCGCGTTCTCATGTAAATCATGGCCTCATCTTCCATTCGAGAATTTAGACCAAAAAAATTAAAATACCGTTTGCCCGATTTAGTCTTGACGCCTTTGTTTTGCAGAATGTTTCCAATCTCTTTTCGCAAACTGTTGATCGTGATCATGACACTACTTTTCCCTAACTTTCTAAAAATAAATCCTTCGCGTAATTTTCCTTCGGCCTGTAAAGGATACGGCGGCTGACGTTTCTCGGCCTTGATTTTTAATGTGCTTTGTGCTAAAGGTGGGTAAGTTTTTTCCTGTAAATCTTGCCCGACGACAATTTGCCTTTTTAAAAATGGCATGACAATTTTCGTCGCTATATGCACAAGGTCATCTTGTAATTTCAATTCCGGAAAACTCACCTTATTTTTAACCGTTAATTCAATCACCAGTCCTTCCCTACTTCCGCTTCGTTTAAATTCGGGTTATTGGTATCTGGCACGACAATATCTCTGCTTAAATCTTTTATTTTTTTGGATAAAGCAAATCCCTCCTCAATTGATTTCGGGATGTGCTTATCTATCATTAATTTCTTGATAGCCATGGCCGCTATACCTAACTCCATTTCGGGATTTTTTATCAACTGGTCAATATCCATATTATTGATAATCTCATCGATATCTGCCTGCGCGGATTTTTCGATTTCGTCCATTAAATCCAGGTGCTTATGCAATAATTTGTCTAACATTACGCCACCACGTTAACCTTTGGCCATTTAGATTTGAATATCTGACTACGTTTTAAAGATGACGACATATAATTTTCGTAACCCATTTGTTTGATCGATGAATTAATAGCGTGATGGTATTTACCGCATTTATGATTTATCCCGGCAACCCATTGCTTAATTCCCAACTTTTCCATCTGCATATATACGTCTAAATCTTCCCATCCATACCCGCCGTGAAAATTCCCGTTTGGTGCTTTGCACGCTTGGTCATACTTCTCATCCAATCTGATCCCGCGATCAAACACACTTCGATGATACATCCCATAATAAATACAATGCGCCCGGTGCTCTTCTAAATCCGTCAACTTGTGACAGTATGTTTCATGATTGTGCTGGTGGTTGACTCCGCGCGGACCATCCCATTCTAGTCCGTCACATTCAGGAATTTTATTCGCTCGATTGGCATATTCCAATAGACAAGAATTACGCATGGTCGAAAATTTGTTTCCTCTGAAACCAATAGCTTCACAACTTGTGTTTTCTTCCATGAATTCCAAAAGACATCTGATGGAGTTAGGCACCGGGACAATATCCCCATCCAATAACATGATATATTCACCAGTGCTGATCTCTAACCCCTGATTTTTTGCTTTAGAAATTCCTAAATTTGTTGGATTCTTGATAGTCGCATAATCCTGGCACCCATCCGTAGACCCGTTATCAACAATAATGACCTCGGCGTCGATGTCCTTTAATTCTCCGGCGAGAATGCGGAGAGTATCGTGTAACGTCTTGACGGTATTCCACGTCAAAATATTTACGGATAATTTCATAAAATGTTTGGCCGTTAAGACCTAAAAATTCTTATGCCGCCTATGCCCTGCTGGGCTTCCTCGCCCTGAACGCCACCGCTCTCATCTTCGTCATAATCTAAGGTCATCGTATTAAACGAATCATCAAATTTCTTCTCGTAGGCTTTGGCGATCAGGCTCCATTTGTCAGTGTCCTCGTCCATGAGGTCTAAGGCGATAAAATGCACGGTCAAATAAATCAAAGGCATCTCAATCTGCGAGGACTCTAAAATCAGCGAATCCCGTTTGCCCTTGTTGTACAGCATGGTTTCAATTTTCTTAAATGACTGCAAAATTTTTGTCGAAAATGAATTTATACAGCGATATACACTATCTGTACTCGGGGTTGTCGCCCAATCTGGGGAAACAGTAAATGTACTTGACGATTGCGTAAATCCGGTTATGTCCCTCTTCTGGTTTGCTCCGGTCCCGGACAATATCTCTAAAATTCCACCTTTCCAAAAATCTGTCGCTTCTTTGCGCCGAGCCGTATCAATCAGAGTCCCAGCCACGCCGCCGGTAGCCGTCCCTTGGGCTTGGATATTAGCTTTTCTTAAACTCTCGAGCTCGGCGTAAAGATCATCATCCGTTATCGGGATTGAAAGAATACTTTTAACCACATCAAAAAGCTGTGTCTCGTAATACGTCGTGCCGCTAACCACATATTGCCATACTGCTTTATAATTCAGATCGTGCGTCGCCGTGTGCGTCGTCGTTAATGAATAGGTCATCTCACCGGTGGTCGAATCTACAGAAGCGGATGCCTGCGCTTGCAATACTGTTGTCCCATCTGATTTATAAAGCGTAATCAATGCTGATGTTGGAATAAGCGGACGATTCTTATCATACGCCGTTAATCGGATTGTGCCCGTCTTGCCTTTAAGAAATTGTTGTTTCATTCTCTGGACTCCTCGAGTATTTCAAGCTTAGAAATCCGCAAATCAAAATTACTGTGAGTTTTATTAGCATCGTCTATTAACTTCTCAATTCTACTGACATGTCTATCAAACCTTAACTCAAGCCGGATAATAGTTTCTTTAATGTTCCTGACTGCCATGACAATCAAAGTCCCAATGATTCCGATTAAAATAGGAGTCATAAGATTAAACAAATGTTCAAACGTGACATTATCCATCAACAATGCCCCCTTTAGTTATCGAAGGCGTTTCCTCATGCTTAGTTGTTAACCGCGGTTGTGAATGTTTCGTTGCTATTCTAATATTGCGCCCAGTTATGTTTACCGTCGGAGTTGTTAGACTTAAAGACATTAATAACGCATCAACACTAATCGTTGGGCTGGTTACCAAACTAATTGCCGGATCAATCAACGCCAGTGTCATCTGTAACGGCGATAAATCTTTAGCAACGGCAATCGTGCAATCTTGGGCGGAAGAAATCATTGTTTGAGCGTTTGGCTGTATAGCAACTTGAGGTATTGGATCGGCGACTGAAGCACTCATTGTTAATGGTTGAGCCTGCACAGTAGCATTACCGCTTATATTGACCGAAACGTCAGGCTGAGTGAATGTTGCTGTATTGGCTATCGCTTCTTTAGTAACCGCGGGTGTAGGAGCGACAATCGAGGCGGTTAATAATAACGGCTGGACTTGAATGGTCTTATCCGGCGCTAACACCGTCACATTCTCAACGGTCATCGCCGCCGTCAATGCTTGAGCCAATGCAATTACCTGGGGCGTCGCTGAATTGACGATTGCAGTTAAATTATTCGGTGCCGGTAGAATTGTAACTTTCGGGGCGGAGGCTATAACAGAAAAAAACAGCGTTAAGGGGCTTGGCGTTATTGTAACATTCGTTCCACCGCTTTGCGCATCAACATAAATAGGCCAAACTGGATAACTTAAAACTTGTTCGGCCACCATCGTCAATCCGGTATTGTTCGCCCCATCATTTCCCGTACCATCATTTCCATTGCCACTCAAATCCTTGGATGTGTCTCCGTCTCCTGAAGTCCCGTCAGGTTGGTCATCTAAAGGCCAGTAACCTTTTAAATTTGATGGCGCAATTTGTAACGGCATTCTTTTAACACGAGAACTCGCTAATTGAGTAATTTGTGTTTGTGATAAATTGGTATTCCAAACTGCCACTTCAGTTATTTTCCCATCAAAAAATCTCGCAGGGGAACCACTTATATCTCCCGCCCCGATGAAAAATTTTGCTGTAGTGCTTAATGCACCACTTCCATCTGCGGAAGAAGAACTAACGCTTGTGCCATCAAAATATAATTGCCAAGTTGAACCAGTGCTTAATCCTAAAATGTGATGCCATGTTCCAACACTCCATCCAGAAATTGTCCATGAACGATTTTGAAATGTTGCGCCATTATATGAACCAATTTGCAACTCTGTATTTGAACCACCGGCTCCCCTTAAACGCAAAACATAGCCTTCATTCGTTACATAACCTTTTTCACCAATTACTTTAAAGGTATCCGTAGTAGTTGGAAAAACATCCACATAAACCCATGCGGAAATAGAAATGGCTCCAATAATTTGAAGCGATGATGGGTCTCCGTGGTCTAAATAATCATCCGTTCCGTCAAAATCAACCGCCCCCCGATTATTTAAAAATGTCTTTTTTAAATGTTTTAAAAAATTATTAAGCATTAATCCAAGGCCCCCGTGCCATGGGAAGGTTGATTCTTATTTAATAAAGTTGTCGAAACTGCGCTATTTGATAGCGTGCTTAAATCACTAATAAAATTATTTACCGCTGTAACCTGAGCCGCTGTTACGTTGGTTCCAGTTAAATCAGGATTTTTAAAAGTAAATTTTGTTTTTAACGCCTGAGCTTTTTCATTTGCCGAGCGAAGAATCTTGACGACGTCAACCAGCCCCTCAACATAAGCTTGCACAATCTTTGTATTTGCTACAACCATATGGCCTCCTATGAAGTAGTGTACTCAAAGCTTACTGCAAGAATTTCAGCATCACCAGTCGCCGTATCATCGCTGTCGTCATGGTCTCTATTAATCCGCAAAAGTATTAAATCGCCTGCCGCAATACTGTCCGCATTAGTCAATGTTATGCTGACCTCTTTCATGTATCCGGCTGTACCAGGGACAGTATCTCCCCCGGTCACTTCATTAACAGTATCAAAGCTTCCGGCGTCTGTGTCTTGCGCATCTCCTGTCGTAACGCACATAACTTCACATTCAAAGTCAACTCCGCCGGATGTTGCAGAAGCCATGGAATACTGGATTTTTAAAACTGGACTTGAAGAATAATTCGCGGGTACTCTGAATTGAAAGAGGATACTTTCCGTTGCGCTTGCGTCAAACAAAGCCTTCCATGTTGCTTGGCCGCCTTCGATCTGCGCACCGGCAAGGATATAACTTCCACCTATCTTAGCTCCCTGGACAGGGAGAATAACTGTTCCTGTGGCCATTCTCCCCTCCTTACGTTAATCGAACAATCCCGGACGATGCGTATTGAATCGTAAACGTTCCTGCCGTCACCGTCTGCGCTCCACCAAAATCAATCGCGCAAATAAGCGTATTGCATGGCGATGTGTCATAAAGCACAGCATGGTTTGCCGTAAATGATGCGGTCGTCCATTGCGAATCATCGGCGTCAAATACAGCGGTACCACCTTCGGAGACTGCCTTATTCGCTAATGCCGCCCCACCTGCGGTATATCCTGTCCCGCCAACCTCATTGGTCGTTGAATATACTGTGTCTGTGGCCGTAAAAGAAAAAGAGGCCGCGTATAAAGCAACCTTAATCGTATCGTTTACCAAGTCCATCAATTTTTTCATAATGTGACTTTTAAAACGGTTATATACTCCAGAAGCCATTTAATCCCTCACTTTCCTGTCATGCCAAGCGCGGGGATGCAACACGTCACATCAACCCCGCCATTTTCGTTTCTCCTTCTTACAAACGTCAACTCCGTCGGGATGATTGTTTCTCCGTCGGGAGCTATAATACTTCCCTGTTGTTTCATAACTCGATAATCACCGGCATTTTTTAACTGCTCATTGTCATCGATGATTTGCTGAGTGACAGGATCAGCTTGGATTATATCCGCTTCCATCGGCACAATCATTTCTTCTAATTTCCCAGAAATATTTTTGATCCTGATTGTCCGTAATTCTTTTGGTATTTCTTTAACACCCATCAAATCAACAGGCACAACTTTATCTTGGCTGTCCATAAACTCTCCCTTTTCCTATTTACATAGACACCGGTGACACTTCGCGCAAATAGGATTGTCTGGTTGATATATCTTTTCCCGCACTAAGGATGCCGATATTTCAGGCTGAATATAATCAGCGAAATTATGTACTGGCCTGCCCCATGCGTCTTTTTTCTTTCGCCAAACCGTTACCCCGGCCCTCTTAGCATCGGCCTCTGAAATGTTTTTAAACAACGGATTGCGCTCAAGAACATAAGGACTTCCACCGGGCTTTAAGATGTAATGTCTTGGACATCTAATCTTATGCGCTAATCCTTTGAGGTCTAAAAGAATACTCAAACACCGACCTCCTCGGGCCTTTTAAGGCTATTCTCAATCTTGACCCCGACCAGTTTCTCTATAGATTCCGTCAATTTCTCGACGTTATTATTGCGTTTTTGTTTGCGGATAGTGCGCTCACGATCTTTTTCTGAGCGTATTTTTTTGTATTCTTCCGTTTGCTTGTACGCCTCGATCTCGTCAGGCATTGGTTTCTTAACGCTTAAGATGATGCCCAATTTATAAAACCTCTTAAAGGTCTCTTCGGCATTTGCCGGGTGCAATGGCCCAATCATTTTTCCATCTTTACGCCATAGCGGAATAGGCGTGTGATCATGCACATCCTTATATTTAATTTCACCGGCGGTATTCTTTCCTTTCTTCTTTATTTCTTCTAATTCCTGAAAGAAAAGTCGGCCCGGATCGTTGCTTTTTGATTTAGCCGCGTCTTTCTCCTCCAGTTCCTTAACTCTATTCCTTAACCTTTGTAACTCACCATCGTCTTGTTTAGACATGTCGCTCTCCTCAATTGAGTATTCCGCTTTAGGGGCAAGTTTCCCCGCCCCATTAGCGTCTATAAAATTACCTCATCCAAGTTATGGAGCGGTATTAAATTGCATCTCCACGCCGAAATTATTCTTCAGCACGGCTTCGCCCCACATTTCGGTTCCTGTAACCTGCCACCCAACTTCGGGGCCGGAATACAGAACATCAATGCGGAAATCTCTTTTAGGAACATATTTGATAGCGTCCTTTGAAAAAGCCGCACCTGAAGCGTTGCGTGATGTAACTACGATGTTGGCATCAGAGAAAAGGTTCATGCCAAATAACATTCCCGCAAAACCGCTGCGCGTGAAATCCTCAGAGACGGTACCAACTCCACCGGCTTGAGGATAGTGATTTGCGTCAGCGACATTCGCGAAGAAACTTTGAATCCCATTTGCCGCCCAGATATGACCGGGGTACATAACCAGGTAATAGGGCATAGGTGCCAATTGAATTCTCAGTTTGTTGAATGCCGAGAAAATATCCGCAGGGATAATATCCTCATTGGCATCACCTTCGATGGCCGTAAGGGAAGTGAACAGCGTTGCAAGGTCTAAATCTCTACGAGTAACAATAGATTGACCAATCAGTGTTCCCGCCATCGCCATCAAATCGTCCACAGTCCCCAAAGCGGCGATTTCTTTTAAAAACACCGTCGAGCCGTGAACGCCGACGGTTGCCTGGGAAGGCGAACCGGTATATGTACCAGAATCAATCGCTTGATTCGCCAATGAGTCATCAGCCTCGGATGTCAGCTTGCTGACAATTGGAGTGCTGTGTACTAATCCAGGCCCAGGGAACGGATACGTTCGCACTAACGGGCGCACAACATCACCCTCTTCGAATTCCAACAATGCCGCTGATACGGCTGTTGGAATTGCTTCGGTCATCGTTGTCGATGTGGTCTCGAGGGCACCTCGATTGCTCTTTAAGAGCGACAAAGACCATAAAAGTAAATTCTTTAAAAACATAAATTCCTCCCTTATACTTGGGCCGTTTTTAGACTGACTTTGGCCCTGATTTTTTGCTTAAGTTCATTAGCCTTTTTCAAATCCCCCGCATAAAACGCTTTTTGATATTCTGCGTTCATGGTGTTTAAATCGTCTGCCCCTTGCGAAAGACCGTTTCCCCCGCCGGTATCTCCGGCGCCTGTTCCGCTTCCGGGTTTGTGCGATGACCTGACAAGATACGGCCTTGACGCAAGTAAATTTTTAACACCTTCCGCCGCTGGATGTTGTATATCCATTCCATTCGCATCTTTGCCCTTAATAACAACATTCCCATTGGCGTCTAAAACTGCTTGAGACTTCAATAATGCCATCGCCTCTTCAGCGTATCCGTTCTGCTTCGTTATTTCATTAAGCAGAGCGTGAGAAATTCGCATATCGATTATTTCTTGATCTTTTTTTGTGACCAGCCCTTGGAATTCCTGGATTTTTGTTTCATACCCCTTCTTTGCCTCCTCGTACTTTTTAGCCTTTTCTAATTCTTCTTGTTGTTTCTGATCCTGTGCCCTTTGGTGCTCGTCTTTAAATTTTCTTAAATCTTCATAGTCGCGGTACTTGGTTTGCTCTTCCTGTTTCCAAGATTGATATTTTTTGTCGATAAGCTTATTAACAAACTGCTGTTGCTCGTCGGAGAATTTAAAGCCGCCGTCTTTGCCGCCATCGCCGCCTTTATCCCCATCACCTGCCTCACCTCGATTATCGAGACGCATCAAAAAGAACATCACCGCTGTTGTTGCCAATCCACCGATTCCTAAAAGCATAAACAATTGTAAAGCTTCCATTATTGCCCCCTTCTTTGCCCCGCCATTTCTGGCGTTCTGTTGAAAAATGACCCGAATCTATTCGTCAATTGTTCCGCTTCAGATTCGTTAGTTAATCCTTCCTCAACTTCTTTGACCATCTTGTCAATATCTTCCTGCGGCGCGCGTGGGAATTTCTTTTTGATGATCGCCTTACGCACCTCGACATTAAACGTCCTGCCTAATTGCAGTTTTGTTTCTTTTTCAAGTTCCGTTAAATCATCCATCAAGCTTGACATAGAAAACTCCGTTGGATATTGAATCGTCCCGGTAAACTCTTTTTCCTGCCAGGCGGCATACATTGCCCAGATTTTCATTTCAGCGTCTTCGAGGTTTCCCGCTTTCTCGGAAAGCGCGGAGTTTGTCTCATTAAAATCCCATGCCTTAGATGCCCCCGATTGTTCTACCGCTGATTGTGTCTGCTGAACGCTCCCGCCCTCTAACTTGGCCAACTGAAATATCTTTGATACCTGCCTGTCAATATGTTCAAAATATTTTTCAGCGTTTGCCGGTGGAGGCGAAACGTATTGTGGCGGATTTCTGCCTTCGGGATACAAAAGACCCTTGCCCGTGCCAATAGACACCTCATCGTATTCTTTTGTGTCACCCTGAAGCGCTAAGAAGGCAAAAGTTTGGTCGCGCAATATCTGCCGCAACTCCGAACATGAGTTGTAAATGTCTCTGGCGATAAACGCGATGTCGGCCAACGTACTCACGCCAAGAAAGTTTCTGACCTTCTTGCTTTTCTTGTCGAATGCGCAAACGATAGGAACGCGGCCTAAATTATGAAAACCCTGACCAATCAACTCATATTTCTCGTCGTATAACTCCCAAGATTCCCGTGTCCATAAACGATATTGACAGCCATATCTTTTATTCTTATCAAACGCCGTCACGTCTTTGGTCGTGTCGTAATGCTCACGGATTAAAACCCAATACGGCATACCATAACGATCCAGCGCCCAATTAATAACGTTTTGCGGATAATGCGTCGTTAAATAAGGAAATGCCTTCCGTTCAATCTGATTTTGGCGGCTGATGATCTCGTTTTCTGGAATGTCTGGCGAATCAATAATCACAAAGATATGCCCGTATAGCTGGGCTAAATCGGACATCTCTTTTCGGAATTCTTGAATGCTTGCGCCCGTGCGGTCAATGTCCTCAGATACTTCGTCAATGTCTGGCTCAAGCTCTTCGAAATTCTCAATCACCGGCTCTTTAAAAAGATGGTTGCCGTAAATATCCAGAATCGGCGCGCAAAAATTGTAGTAGTAACTCATCTCAAGGCGTTTCGCGTAGTCATCGTTACGCTCTTTTGGATGAATGAATAAATTGCCCGTAACTCTTGGTTCCTGCTTTTTACCGTTGACATAGACGTTAAACATCGAATCCCAAATGGATGTATTCTGGCCGTCATTGATCGATGACCCTGTATAATCAATCCCGCCTTCATAACTCTGTAAAAGAAAATTCCAATATGCGGAATATCGGGTGTGTA